AATTCTCTTATTTTGTGAGTTGCTTGATGTTGTAATGTATAACCTGTTCCAAATCCAACATCTTTGTAACTTCCTTTTTGATTAACAACTATTAATCCGTCTGAGTAAAAAACATTACCAATAACACTACCACTTCCTTGAGCGTTAACACCTTGAGCCATATCAAAATCATTTGACTTGTGTGTTGCATAACTCGATGAAAAAGCAAAATCATATAGATTTCCATCTCCGTCATCTCTAATGTCAAATGTTTTACCATTAGAAGTATCGGTTAATTTTATTGACCCTGGTTTTATTTTTTCTCCGTATAGATTTCTGCTTATGCTAAATACTGAAGATGATGTGTGAAGACTTCTACTTTGGTGTGAATATTTAAATATATCGAAAGGAACATAATTACCTTCTTTAGGTCTGTTAAAATCAAAAAATTTGTAATATCTGGTGTTGATTAAATGATGAGTTGGTTGACCAAAAAAGTTTGTTGTTACTGAACCTGAAACTATTGGTGTATTTTCATCTGATGAACTAACATAATTTCTGAATGAACCACTACGAGCTTTTACAGCGAATACTCCACTACCACTATCATTGTTTGTTGATACGAAAGTTTTGAAAGTCTCTATGACTCTAAGTGATTTATCAGACGATTCGAGAGTCTTAAACATTTGAACTCCTAATAATCTAATTTAACTTTTACGACTGCTTCCCTTGAAAAAGATTTTAATACTGGTTGACTAAGTTTTGCTACCGCTAATAAGTCATTATTATTATCGTATAATCCAACTTGAGTAATGTATGCTCTTGGGTCACCTTGGAATGAAGGAACTTTAAACAATCCAGTAGTTACATCAAAACCACCACCAGCTTTAGCAACTTTACTACCTGTTGAATAAGTTGGGTTTGAACTAAAATTAAATTGGTCGTTTCTAGCTCTTGCAAAATAACTTACTGAACTTACTTCTTCTTCTCTACGAGCTGCGAAATATGCAGAAGAACTTATGGCGTTGTAGAGTTTTCTAGCATTGTTTCCAAATGTATTAGCTCCCTTTGAAGGAATGAAATTTCTTCCAGAATTAATCATCAACCAATCTGGATTCAACAATATGATTCCTAAGTCTGGGTAAAATAATCCTGGTGCACCATTAGCTGTTTCAGCTGAAGCTGCTGTTTTGATTGATGCCGTTCCTGATTCGATAGAACCACTAACAACATTAAACACTCTACCTGCTATGTTAACATCTGTATTGGTTGTTGCACTACTATCGTCAATTAATTTAATTGATGAACTCGCACTTAGTAAAGAACCTGAGATTCTTAATTCCCAATTACCTGGGTCGACTTTTTCTCTCATTTGTGCTCTGTTAAAAGTTATGAAATAAAAATCATCGTGGCCTGATGATGAATTCGGCGCTGATGTAAAATCAAATTTATTATCATTTGGTGCTAACAATACATTTCTAAATTGTCTGTATAGTGCAGCTGTTTCTCGGTTTCCAGCTGTTGTCTTGGTTGTGTTTCCAATAGAACCACTTCCGTTAATGTGTGCATATCCAACTGAAAATTGAACTTGAGCTGCTGCGTTACTTGCAGCTTGGTCGTGGACTTCAATAAATGAAGCTGAAGTATCACCAAGTAAAGAAGCTGTTGCTGCATTAAATGATGTTAGTTTTGCTAAACCTCCACTAAACAAACCTGAAGTAATTGTTTGTTTGTCAACTTCAGATATATCGTTTACCCCGAATGTTCTAAATATGTTTACATTGACATCTGCACCTGCTTGTTCTTGGTCAACATCGTCGTCATTACCACCACCACCTCCATTTGGCCCCCCGTTTGGGACACCTCCATTTGCTGCCTCTTCTTGGTCTACCGCAGAGTTAAAATCTGCTGCAGCGGCTGCTACTTCTCCTGGTGTTTCTGCACCTAGAAATCTAGCTCTATCTTGTGGTGCAACTCTGTCCTGAACATATTTTTGTGCTTCTTCAAGACTCCCTACTGGTAAATTTGCTATATCTATTTTACTTCTGCTTGCCATTATTACTTCCTATGTTATGCGAATTGTCCTTTTGAATTATTTTGTATCACCACACTACCATTAGCGCCAGTTGTTTGACCAGCGATTAAAACTACGGTAGTCGATATGGTTGTTGCTGAATTTGTAAGATTTTTGTAATTAACATTTATAGTACGAACATCTTTAATTACTTGACTTCTACCATTTCTACTAAATGAACCTTGTTCTCCGTTTGGCCCGGATATAGTAGCGACATCGGTATTTAAAATTGTGAATGTGTAAAGTTCATCAGTTCCATAATTATTTGTAGTTGGAGCTATTTCCTTTGAATCACCTGCGTCACCAATTTGTGGTGTTGATAATGTTCCTAATGTAGCTAATGTTGGTAAGTCTTTATCAGCTGTGAATAATTTATATCTCATCACTTGTGTTTCATCAATAAACGCCTCTAGTAGTGGCATATTTTCTAAAACTGCTCCATAAAATGAAGAGCCATTTGGATGACTTACATCGTATAAATTGTAATCTATTTCATCATCTGCAAAAGCGTATTTAGTAATATCTAAATTACCTTCTCTTGCTAGTTTTTCACGACCTTTTCTTGTTAAAATCGCATCTATGGTTATTGTTGTATTGTCTAAAAATCCCATTAATTTACTCCTGTGATAATAATATAACTATTCTTATTCAGTAATAAATATAAGAAAGTTAAATTTTATCGTTATTTAGTTTTTAATCTTGATTTACCTGGCTCTTGTGTTACGAGCTTTGTTGGTGCAGTAAAGGTTATCTCTACTGGGTCTTTTCCATCTTTTGAAGTGTTTTTATTTAATTTAACACCTTCGTAAAATAATTTTTCTTGTATAGTGTTTTCAGCTAAACTTTCTAAATCTGTTCTATCTAATGAAGAACTAATGACAAATAAATTACCTGGTATACCATAACTCGCTCCAAATCCTGCTGATATTGAATCACTTAAAGAACCATAAAAAAATGTTCTAATTCTATTCGTGGTTGATAACCTGGAAGCGCTTATAAATGGTTGGACTGCTTCAGTAAATTCTACTGAAGTTCCTCCTCTTGTTACACTAGCGGTAGCATAAGCAACACTATCCGCTACTCTTTTATTTAATTGATTTAAGTGAACGTGTGTTGGTCTGTTAGTTGCTCTTACTGAACCAGTTGATTGTGCAATTACACTTTCATAATATGGAAACTCACCAAATATATTTAAGTTATTATCATCTGAACCACTAATGAATCTACTTATTTTTAATCCTGATTCAAAATCATTAGCGTTTTCAAAGTATCTATTTGTAAAACTAGGTTTCCTATTAACAATTTGTTTATTTCTTTCTAAAATGTTGGATTCAATCAAATTACCAAAATCAGTTTTTGCTCTTGCTGGTACAAATTGTTCCAATACATTAAACACACTATTATCATAAAAATCTAGTATTCTTAGATAATCAAAAAAACTATTGTGAGCACCACGATACCTTTTAAAGTAATCAAATCTTGTTTGTTTTAATCCTCGATAAAAAGGTTCAAATTCATCTCTTGGGTCACCAATTTGATTATCAAAATTAAAATCTGCAAATGTATAAATTATATCTTCATTTATTACATCAGTAGGTGAAAAATAAACTCCTAACTTATTACTATCGAGTGGCGCAAAATCTAACGATGATACTTCTTGTTTTTGTTCTGGGTCAAGTTGTGCATTTTCTGGTAATGAATTATTTTCTAATCTAATCTTCGTAGCGTTTCTTCTGATTCCAATATTAGGTATTTTAACTTTTTCTTGGTCTACTAAATCTCTGTAAAAATTACCTGTAAACCCATTTATATTACTACCACTAATGTTTCCTTGATAAGTTTTTATATGTGCTATGTTTGAAGCTGTTAATGTAGCGTTTGATGATGATAAAGATATGTTGTCATCTAATGGTAATCGTAGTAAAAGATTATCATATGCTGATGATGTTGTGTTTCCGTTGTATGCTTTTGGTGTACGAACGTGATTATTAAATACACTTTGACTTAATGGTTCTGACCAATATCTAAATTCCATCATAGAACCACTAAATTGTTGAGAGCCAAAACTCGCACCATTACCACCGATAAAAGTTGAAGTTGATGAGTTATTTACAACTCTTTGATTGTAAGATGCGGACAAAGCAGATGCCCCATCTACGGTTAAAGTTGTACTTCCTTCATAAATAATTCTTTGTCTTGTTGAGTCATATTGTTTTGCTGTTATTGTATAGTCAACACTTCTACTTGCATTGTTATCAACTAATTTTTCTCCACTTGACGATACTCTTGTCAACATAACTGACCACATATCATCATTGAATAATTTTAATTTTGGTGTGTCTAAATGTGATACACCCGTACCTGAACTACTTACTGCAAATCTTACATTACCATATTCAGTAGAACCACTATTGATAAGTTGTATTCCAAATCCAGCTGCTTTTCTAAATAATACTTGGTCTGCTTTGTATGGTGTTTTATATCTAAATTCTATTGTTTGTGGAACTTCACCATTTGAATCATTTTTCCAAGGAACTCTTATGTATTGTGAACCTTTAAAATCTAAAGCGTAAGTAAACTTTCTTTTTATTTCGTAACTTACCCTAGTGCCTGTGTCTGGCCCGCCAAACTCTCTAACTCTTAATACTGAACTAGGGATACCATAACAATTCAAAATTCCCTTTAGTGAACGCTCTGTTCCTTTTGTTTTAATAAAGAAAGGTAGATTTGCTAATATTCTTTTCCATATTTCTTCTGTAAGTTTTTCCGACTCAGTCTCGTTTGAAGAACCATCATCTTTTTCACCGAGTAAATACTCAGATAATCCAACAAGTGAATTACCATCAAATAATTTTATACCTAAAGCATCAGCATAATATTTAGAAACATCTTTTGATATACCTTCAGAAATACTACTTACTCTAAAGTTTACATCAGTTAAGGATTTTGTATAAGTCCATACTTCATCAAATTGTTCACCAACCATATCCATAAATTCTAAAAATGGATTGTTTGTAGTGTCTTGATGAATGTGTTCTGGTAAAGTAAATCTTAGAGAGTTTTGATTGTTAAAATCATACTTAGATGCGCTGTTAATCATATTGTCATAATAAGCTATACCAGTTGAACCTGTTGTGTGTTGTAATTTATAAGGTTTTGTAGAAGTCATTTTTGGCCAAGCGGTATCGTGGAATATTCCGTTTGAACCACTTATGTAAGATGAACTTTCAAAATATAAGTAATCTTCGTATGGTGTAAAAGAATCTATGACTCTTTGTCTTTTCTTTTCAATGTTTTGTATTTTAGATAATGAACTCGATATACTTAATAAAGATGAACTATCTTTTGTATATCCTTCAATAAGTCTTAATTTTTTTCTAAAGTTTATTACCCTACTTTCAGCTGATGAAAAATGAACGAAGTTTCCAAATCCAATATCATCATCTTGTTGTAATAAATCCGTAGTGGTTTTTTGATAACTAATATTTGGTTTTACATCCAACAAACTACCTGATACTAATAATCTTTCAATTTTTCTATTTTTCTCATCATCACTTGTTAATAAGGTGTTGTGGCTTTTATAATCTGTTTGTTGTATTATGACATCGTTTTTTGCTCCGTCAAAATTAGCCGGTAATAAAAATGTATCACTAACATATTGTTTTGGTATAAGAGTGATATTATCATTGTAATCAGCCAATACCTCTTCAACAATATCTACTTTTAAATCTTGTAGTTCAATATTTTGTGCTAAGGGTGTTTGAAGTTTCAGTAATAATCCACTATCTCTTTTAAGGGTATTGGTGATTAAATATAAATCTTTATTGTTGTTGTCTAATCTAAGATATGTTTTGTAATTATTAACATCATTTATTTTTTCTTCAACATAGAAAGTTTCTGAAAACATATTTTTAAATTCTAACTCATTGATTTTACCAGTTCTATAATTATCTTCTCCAATTGATAATATTTTAAATCCTGCTTGTCTTAATTTAAAATAAGAATCTTTTAAATTTGATTTAACTCTAATTGTATTTTTATCAATAACATCTACGATTCTTGTTTCCCAATCTATGAAAACTTCTTCTAAATTATCACCTAATGCATATGGTTCGTTAACTTTTAGAATACCATCTAAGTCAACATTATCAATATCAGTTTGTCTATTGTATGAATATGGAAAAGTTCCCTCTAATTCATAATCAAGTCTACCACTAATTATAGAACTAAAGTCTCCGTCTTTTGGCCCTCTATCGGTGGTTTGCCATATATTTTTTGGTAGATTTGAAATACTATTGATATTAAAATTTTTATTTAACTCTCTAATAAAATAACCTTGTCCATCCGTAACTTCATCCCCAACAACTTTAGATACCAACAAGTCTTTACGCTTTTTCATAAACATAATTTCTAAACCGGGTCTTGGTGGAAACCCTACATTTAGTTGCCAGATATAATCTGTTTTATCAATAAATGTATCTTCATTAATTGAACCTGGAACTATGTCGTTTTTCCAAAGTCTAGTTCTTCCTTTTCCACCAACATCCTGTGCTCCGGATTTAACTGCAAGGTATTGTCCTTTATAGTGTGTAGGGATTTGAGCTTTGAAAAAGTTTTCGAATACAATTCTATTACCATTCATAGATTTAGTAAATCCAATTAAATCGTTATCGGGTATTCTTAAAACATAACTATCTTGTTGAAATTTTGATTGGTCAAAAGTTATTTTCTTTTCTTGTTGGTTTAATGATAAAAGTGGACTAAATATTAAATCGTCGTTAACTAAACTAAGTTGTCTATTAAGTATGTCTGATATTTCTCCACCTCGGTCTGTTAAGTGTGGGTCTGGTGTGATTAATAATTCATTTCTACTTTGGTTAGTTTCAATGATTTCATATGCTAATTTCTTTTTAAAAATTTCTCTTTCAGTAGATTCAGATTTATCATCATCGTCAGCTAAAGTAAAATATTTTATTTGTCCATTTACATCTTCTGACCTAAACTGACCATTATGGATTTCATCTCTAGCTGGGTCATAAAAAACTTCTGATTGGATATTACCTGCAACTATTCGAAGAAATTTATAAACTACCTGATAATCACCCTGACTAAGATTAAAAAATTCTCTAAGGTGTTGTCCAACATTAAGTTTAATGGTATCACTTGAATAATTTTCTTGAACTAAATTTTCAAAATCTAAAACTATATCGCCAATTAATCTACTTTCGGTATCAAACACAAATAGTTGAACAAAGTCTCTTGCTCCGGTAGCGTTATCTTTTAATAAATTACCGAATCCAGTTCTTCTTTTATTTAGAGTAAAATATTTTTCTCTTTGTCTTTCTGTTAATCCGAATGTAGCCATTATATTAAATCTTTGAACTCCGAATCTATTTTTGTATCATATCTTTTGATAAAATTTCTTGACTTTAATTCTATCGTAACTAATTCATATCCTTGTTCTTCAGCAGCTTTTCCAAAAGCAAATGGGTCTTCAAATGAAACGATAAACCCACGTGAGTCTCTTGTTAGTTGTTCTGAAAATTTAGGATTTGATTTATAGTCAGTTCTTTTACCTAAGATTTCTAATCTTTTTCTTTCAAGTTCCTGTTGTCTATAAATCCCATAGAACTCAGAACTTTCTACTGCTGCGTCTGTTGATTTATATGGCATTGTTTTACCTCACGACTCTGAATTCAAATTCATCGTCATATATGTTGATTTCTTTACTTGCTCCACTACCACTAACCACTTGAACTAAGAACCTGTAATTTCTTTCTGCTTGAAAAGCGTCCATCTGTATATTAAAAAAGTTACTTGTTGAATCACAACTGATTGCTGAACCAGAACCAAATGGAATAATTACCTCTTCAGTTTCGGCGTCTCTTACTGAGTAAAAAACTGAAGCACTAGGTAAATATTTAATTGTTAATTCTGATGGTGTTGTGGCGAATGTTGTTGTTGGATAAAGTTCCCTACCAACAACTCTTAATTTCACTATTGATTTTTCTTGATACTCTTGTCTAAGGTTTTGAAAATAAATCTTTAATCTTTCTAAATCTGATGAAGATAAAGCTGATAAACTACCTGTATCCCAAGAACTATCGTTCCAAACAACCTCTAACTTAGGTGGATATATAGTATGAGTATCAGTTGAAAAGAATTTTAAATTACCAAATCTTGTAGAACTGCTTTCGTCTTTTGTCGTATCACTGCCTGGATTAAATGAAAAGTCTACTGAACTAGTATATAGAGATTCCCTCTTGACTAAGAATCCATTGTTAGGAAATAATGATGAAGAATACAAATGGTTCTTTACCAAATCTGTTACATCAACTCTTACATCTCTAGTGGCCTTTGTTAGAGCAAAAGATGAACTAACTTTAAATTGACCACCCATACTTCCTGTAAACCAAGCACCTCCGTCAGTCAATACTGAACCAGTAACCCAAGGTGTTTTTGCGTCTTGATTACGATATTGGTAGGACGCTCCGTCAGTAGTGACTGGATTGTGGTCAAGTTTTCCTGTTCCTTCTGACCAACTACCACTAACCATATAAACAAATAAGTTTTGGTCAGCTAATAATTCCTCTGATGATGCGTCATATAAATTTAAATAATACTTTGCGGTTGAAGGTATTCTTCCTTCTATTACTGATTGTGAAATATTAGCGTAATCAAAGTCAATTAATATTCTTGAAATGTTTTGTATTGTTCCGTCATTTGCAACTATTTTATTTACTTCTAATATTTCATCTAGTCCGGTGTTTATTGATGAAGTCGTACCACCGGAAAATATTGTTGTGTCTCTGTTTCCGAATTGAAAAAAGTGCATTAGATATCTCCTACTACTTTACCTAAAATATCTTGATTAGGATATTTTACTTCAAAGATACTTGGGTCTAATGATGGATATACGATTCCATTTCTAGATGCTTTTTCAACATCATATACATTACCACTATATCCTTGTGATATGGTCGCTTTGTTTTCTATTAATATTAATTGTTTGTCTGGATTACCAGATTCTGGTGGAACAATACTAGCTACTCCGTCCACCAATGATATTTCATTTGCAATATCACTCAACACAATCGGTTGGTTTATTTGCCACTTCGAAATATCAAAGTGTCTTTTAACTGCTTGAACACAATTAAACAATACTTCACTTTTGTTAAATCCACGATTTGTTATAATTGAAAATTTTACACCTATATTAATTACATACGCACTTTTTAGATTAATCGCATCTGTTAAAATTCTGTATTGTGATAAATAAGTTTTTAAATTATTTTTTACAGCGTCATTGATTGTGGTTAATTTTTTCTGACCATCGTATCCTAGCAAATACATATTAAGTGCTAGTGGATTTGAAATTGGTGTAGCGTCATCATTTTGTTCATTCATTTGATTCACTTCATCTTGAATTACATATGCTTTTGCTATGTTTCCAAATTTTTGTGGTAATGAATAAACTCTCGTTAAGTAATCTTGTCTTGTTACTGCACGATTTTGTGTATTCAACATAGCTAATGCGTTTTGTTTTATATCGATTAAAGTTTCTTTAGAAGCTCCACCTGTTGCTGGTAACACATTATTGAATGATAAACTATCTTGTGCAGTTTGTACTAAACCTGAATTTAGGTTTCCATTATCAATGGTGAATGTTACATCTTTTGCAGAGTTTATAGAATTAGCTCTGACATTATGTTCAACTGCTCCACCATATCTATATTTAATCGTAAGTGTTGTGTTAGCTGGGGCTAATCCATAAGTTTTTGTTTTCATAAAATTACTTGGGTCGAATGACTCATCTAATCTTGATACACCAAAACCTAACGCTGAACCTACATTGTCTGGATTAGGAATAATAACCTCGTCTGGATTATCACTAACACCCGCTCCAAATCTAACCTCTGTTTTGTCATCCGCTGTAATTCTTGTTATAAATCTTCTTGATGACTTAATTAACTTCAACATATAAGGTGTATCATTTTGGTGTGATGATAATGTTGGTTCGTTTAATGATGTGTTTTCTATTGATTGAAAAACTGTATCTTGTGCTAAGAAAGGAACTTCATACCAAGTATTATTGTTAGAGTCTGTAATTGAAACTATTTCACTAACACCTTTGTTTCCTAGTGTAACTTTATCAAACTTTTTAGCATTGTTAAAAGTAAATGTTTGTTCAACTGTGGTTCCTGATTGTGCTACTACATTTTTTTTAAGTATAAAATCAGTAGGTATGTTTCCACTACTTGGTGTAACTATCTCTACTGACATTGGGTCTAGAGAACTTGATACTTTGAAATTTACCTCATCTAATAAAGTAAAATCTACACCAGTTTCAGATGTAACAACTGCGCCAGTAGATAACACACCAGCGTAATCTAAGTCAGCGATATATCCACCACTTCCATCAGACTTAGCCGGTACAGTTTGCGTAACCTCTAGTTCAACTGAAGAAGGAACTGCGGTCTTTGGTTTATAACCATATGACTGAGCTATATCGTAAACATTTTTCTTTTCTTCTGCATAATTTAAAAGTGTTTCTTTATATTGATTATCAACATAGTAATTCAATACATCACCAACATAAGATGTCATTTCAACAAACATCATACCTGGTGATGATTCGTTAAAATCATTATACTGATTTGGAAAGTATGTCTTAGCAAACTCTATAAGATTTTGTCTTATGGATGAAAAGTCTCTACCAAGGTAACTTATTTCTTTTTTAACTATTTTTTTATTTGTGTTATAATCTGACATTCTATACTCCTAAATCAAACTTGAATGATATTGTATCTAAAGCGGTTGGTTCAAGTGTAGTTGAATATTCTAATGATACACCTACTTGATTTGGATTTCTATCATCTTGAACAACAACTAAATTTGCAACTCTCACATAAGGTAACCAAGTTGATAAACTTTGTCTAATACTATCTTCTACATTAGATAAAGATTGTGGTGTTATTTGTTCAAATAATATATTTTTTAAATCTGAACCAAAGTTTGGTTGAAAGACTCTTTCACCTTTTGATGTTAAAAGTAAATTTCTAATATTTGACTTTACTTGTTGTCTAACATTTTTTGTTTTTCTTAAAAACCCATCAACACTAAAATCTAATGGAAATTCAACACCTACATAAATGTCATCGTCTTTATCTATTTCTCTTACATTAGCCATTATGGTCTATAATTACCTTCGCCTTTTTTCTTATTGTTTATAGCTTTCATCAAACCAGAGTAATCACGAGTTAGTGCATTTTGAACATCCTCTGGTACAGCATCTACCGAAACACCAGCTTTTTTAATTGAATCAACTGCCGCCATTTCTCTAGCCCTTTCTTTATTTTGTCCTCTACCTAAATCACCATAACCTAAGACATCTGCCATATTGTCAGAACCTAATACTCCACCTCCCAATGTTGGATACTCATCAGTTTCCTGTTGTCCGAGTGGTTTTGTATTATTCAATACTTCATTTAACATTTTGTCTTTTGAATATTGTTTTTTTGGTTTGACAACCTTTTTAGGTTTTGGTTTAGAAATCGCATCTGAAAGTTTGACTTCTTTTTGTTCATTAATAAATATCTCGCTCAGTTGTTTTTTAACTTCTTTACGAACAACTAATTCAATAATATTTTTTAATTTATCTTTATTCATCATTACTCCTACTTTAACTTTACATTTTTACTTAAAATTTTATCACTAATAATACTTTTTAATTTACCTAAAAATGGAAATGGTTTAGTGGCTTGACCAGCTCCTATATCTGTGTTTTCAATAGCGTCAACTATTTCCTCTAATACTTCTTTTAACTTATTCCCTAAAACTGCGTTTTCTAAATTTTCATCATCACCTAAATTTATTGAATCAGAGTAAACATTAAATTCGTTTCTTCCGTGAAAAACTATTTTGTCTGATTGAATAGTAATTTGTGGTTCGTCTATACCATTTATAAATTTATCCTTGAAAGGAAACGAGACACTTTCATTTGTTGTTAAGTAAACTGAACTAAGTTCACTTTGTAAATTTTCCTCATATGTCTGTGAAATATCTGGATTGTCTTCATTTATTCCAGCTATTATTTTAATATTAGGTGACTCGTTATATTTTCTGCTAGCTCCTTCATTACCATCTGTAAAGTCCTCAGACTGATTACTACTTAATCTTATAGCACTTCCGAACCTACTTTGTATAATAGTATCACCCTCGTGTGGTCTTAACTTTTTTGAACCGCTTGGTTGTTCAAAATATAGTCCTAACTTATTATCAACTGGTTCTGAAGAATAACTACTTATGTTAAATTTAGTGTTAGCTATTTCTGAATTTTGAAAATTTAACTTCTGTCCATAAAAATATTTTCCTAAAAACTCTGTACCCATAACAATTTCACCAACAACTGGAACTTGAAATGTCCCTGGTTCTAATGGATAGAATGTATGTAATTCTTTAGTTGGACTATTTTGCTGTGACAAAATAAATCTCCCTTGAATCGAATTTACCTCTAATGTGTCAACATCAGTAAGAACTTTTTTGACCTCAATTGGTTCAAAGTGTAAACTCATTCCCATTAGTTTTCCTTATTTAATGAATTGTCTATTTCGTCTTTTTTAATTTGTAACTCCTGAACATCTGATTCTATTGCGTCCATTAATTGTTGTTTCTCTGCTTCTGATAAACCGAACTCATCTCCTGAATCCGATGCTCTTCTTTCAGCCGCTGTAATTCTTTGAACGATAGTTGCCAACTTAACTAATTGTTCATCGTTCTTGACATTGATTTCTAAATACTCTTTTAGCATTGGGATAATCTGAACGGCCGTATCTCCGTCCTTGATAAATCCCACAACCTCTTTCATCAATACTTCTAATTGCTGTTTATTAGTTTTGGAATTATCATATATGTCTTTAAAGACATCAGATAGGGTTTTACCCTCGAATATTTCGTAATCGTTTGACATAGTTTTTACCTAACAATAAATATACAATTGTAAAAAAATAGGGATATATATTTATATATCATTTGATTTTTTCAATATTCGCATATAGTTATTATACGAGTCGGGTAAAACCGACTTTTATAGTAATAAAAGGGGGAAACACAATGAAAAATACGATGGCTATGATAATGGAAGCGATTACTGGAATTAAAGAAGTATTGCTTCACATTGTTGGTCTTGGGGTTCTCGTACAATTAATATTTGTAGGCGGATTCCTAGGTATGGATATTGTTGGTAATTTAATTAATTTAGTGAATCTGATTGCAGGCGCAGGATTCGCTGGATTTATATCACTATTGGTGATATTAGGATTACTCAATAAATAAAGGTGGATTCAAAAGGGCAGTAGAAATACTGCCCTTTTAATTTACAAATTGTCCCAACTACCTGTCCACTTGGTTTCAATTGAACCAGTAGCTAAATAATTCTTTTGTAAATTGTTATGATGTTTTTTTAAAACATTTATAACTCTAGTAATATGTTGTGTATTACTTCCGGTCATTTCTCTAATCAAAATATATAATGCCTTCTTATTGAAGTTCTCAATATTTTTTCTATTCTCCATTAGATATAAAACTGAATTAGCAACATCAATATCTTGTTTTCTTTTAAACACCGTAGTTAGATTGTTTGTCCAATACTCAACAAACATATCCATATATTCTTTTTTAGCATCCAACAAATCTTCTCGAGCTGATTCTGTGATTGGGTCTCTTTTGTAATCAGTAACTTCTTCACCTTGATGTTGTTTAAGTTTTTTGTAATTATTGTTATTGTGTAAGATAAGATAATTCTTAGCGACTATACTGAAATAACTAAATGCCTTACCTTTACCTTCAGTAAACTTATGCATATTCATATACAAGAAACTAACCACCTCGTGTTTAACATCTTCACTCGGAACATCAAAGTAATAAAACTTAAATGTATGAATAATGTTTTCAGCCAACTTCTCAAAAGGTGTTCTAATATGTTCATTATAAATTCGTTCCCTCATATGTGGACGAGTTTCTTTATTATGTCTAATAACTGCTTTCTCTGTATCATCAGTAAAGTAATATCTTGTTGAACCTTTTTTGGCTTTTCTTGGCATTATAACTCCTCTTCTGTTATTGTGTTTAACTCATCCATAGCTTCTTTGATAGTGCTAAATACTGAACCGACTTCATCGTCAGATTCAAAGTGCCCAGTTCTATCGACTTGGTCTAATAGTTGTTTAGTATCTTGAATTCTTTGTGCATAATTTTCAATCCAAGTTTCTAATCGTTCTACTTTTCTTGTTAGATTGAATGTAGTCCAACCTAATGTTAATGCGATTAATCCTAAAATTATTTCAAGTATCATTTCTTTGCCTCCCCAAATAGTTCATTAAATATATCTTTAGCGTCTGTTGACTTTGTGAACTTTTCTTTTACTTCTGTATCAACCGCATCTTTAATTTTGTTTACTGACTTCTGAACCTTTTGTGATTCTTTTTTATCTTCACGATGCCACTCGTCGTATTCAGTATGAGTCGCCATCATATCTGCTTGATGTATTATGTAAGCGATATTACTCTTTAGTCTCCAAGCTGGATTATATCCTTTTAGATACTTTTCGTTAGCGTCTTCATACAATCCGTCAGCTAGTTTTAATCCAAGATATTCCCACTCTGACATTTTAAGTCCGTAGTGTTGTAGGATGTAAAGTGCTCTATCTGTAACATTCATATAAGATGATAGATTATCATTATGTGTGTAAATCTCACCCATATTTTTTACTCTCCAATCATTGTCTTGGATTACATAATAATCATTTCCTTCAACATCCCCAATCTTACCCAAGTCGTGGTGCATAGCTGCGAATACTAATTCTTCATCAGTAAAGTTTATCATCGCTCCATTTGATTCCCAGACTTCTTTTATCTGTCTGGACATTTTGACCACGTGTAAAATGTGTTCTACATAACCACCAACCATTGCGTTGTGAAATGCTTTTTTAGCACTCGCTGGTGCCACGACCATTCTGTCTTCTAATTCATCATACATTTTATTTAGTTTTGCTAATCTTTCACCATCAAATGTATCATTGATAATTTGTCTTAATTCAGACCAATTATCTTGTATTTGTTTTTCTGTTAATTGCTTCATTTATTTATAACCTCATATCTATCTTTTGTTAATTTTATATCTTTTTCATTTCTTAGTCTATTTCTATAAGAAGTAAATTTTATCCTAATACCCCAGTTTCCCATATAGTCTAGTATTTCTTTTTTAGTAACTGATTTTTTATCTCTAATAAAATTTACTATTCTATCATATGATTCTGTTTTACTGATTGTTTTTAGATTGTCAATAGCGTTTTGAAATGTTGTATTTATTTTATTAATTTGTTTATCCCACTTACTATCTTCAAATCTTTGTATTGATTTTTTTGAATACTCATTTCTAAACTCATCATCATCCAATACTTTGTTTATTAGTTCAAGAAAGTCATCTGAGTCTTTGTAATATATTCCAGCTTCATCTGCTAACTCGTGATAACTTCCGTCATCTGAAAACATATAAGGAACTCCAACTGACATTCCGTCCGTAGCAGATACTGCCCAACCTTCATACTTTTGTTTACAACAAACACCAACTTTACAAGAAGACAATTTTGAAAAATAACCAAACCTATCATATTTATCATTCGTCATATATTCTTTATCAATCGAATCTGCTAATGGAATCCACACTACAAAGTCTTTTCTTTGTTCCCAAAGTTTATCCATTTGCTCTACAAACCAAGGATAGTTTTTGTATGTATGTGGTCTATGATTGTAAACTATAATATTTTTATCAGTAGTTTGCTTTTCATAGTTTGGTGTTTCCCATCCAAGATAATGTGGTTCAAGAATATCATCTAGTCTTTTAACTACACTATCATTAAAATGTTCCCTAGCATTTTTTAACACAAGTTGCTTTTGAGCTTCTGTATTGATACCACATTTTTCTTGTTGTAGTAAACCAATGATATTAAATACTAGACCAACTTCATATTCATAGTTTGTTATTTCTTTGAACTCAGTCCAATGAGTATATCCTATGATTGTGGGTTCTATATTTGTTGTATTATAGAGTAGGTTTTTTAGTTGTCCAGTATGCTCTGGTAAATGTGAATACACAATATCATAATCACTATTTTTCCAGTCGACTGCTTTTAGAACTTCTTTAAATGGAAATGACATACGCATAGAATTTGGATATGTCAATTGTGGGACGATTAATTGTTCAGTATTATCAAATTGTAAACTTGGTATGAGTTCTGGTGATAATATTGTCCAATCTAAATCATCCCTTATTTTATTCATCTCTTTGATGATATTTCCTAAGACAACAACATAACTATCTTTTTCTAAATCTTGCTGAAAAGTTATATTTGGATATACAAGTATTTTATACTTGACTTCCTTGTCATTGGTATCGAATCTGAAAGACATTATTTAATACTTTCCATATTAACATTAATCTCTCCGTTTAATTCTTTAACATCACCATAAACAACTTTATAGTTCTTTTTGTCGTTACTATGGTTTTTATAAACATTCTTAATTGGTAACTTATGACCGGACATAATACCACCACCAGTTCTTTCCCAATCTTCTTGGGTTAATGTTGTGAATATTACACACCAATGTGATGCGGTTTCATCATAAGTAATAAGAATATATTGACCTTCTCGAATACCTTTACCACCTTTCCAGTTAGTCTTTTTTCCTTGGAACTTAGCTACTTTTATCTCAACCTTATCTTCAATATCTCTATGATAAATATCTGGGTCAGTTGGGTGTCCAGTAGCTGCGACAACATCGTGTCCTTCTGACTTTAGAACACGAGCAATAATCATCTCACTTAAGTGTGAAATAATCCCTGAAATAGAACCATCTGTAAAATCCTTGAATGGTTCATAGTCTTCACCATCAACTTTAGTGCTTATTTCTAAAGTAGAAATAATCGTATTATAGATTCTATTGAATGAAATACTAAACACATCATTTGTGTAAATTTCTGTCCAGTCTCTATCAAGATTGTTAGAAGTTATAACCTTTACTTTGTTTTTACCCATAGCTTCATCGTGGGCAGATTTAACTGACATATCGCCATCATCTACTTTTTTAAGTAAATCTTTTCCGTTTACACTATTCTTGATATCTCTAAGTTTTTTAAGAGTCCCCATACTTGTTCCCAAGTCTTTAATATGGGAATCTCTTTCTTTAGGTGGTCTCGCTACACCATACTCATCCATATACGCTTTCTCAGCGACATCAAACTCATTCAGTTTTACTGATGGTTTCATATCACGATATATGTTAGTGCTCGTTGTTGTTCTGAAGTTTGAATATGGTTTGTCATCACTTGGATATTCTTCTTGAGACATAGTAATCCAAACCTCATCGAGTCCAGCTAATTTAGCAGCCGATGTTCTGGTGTGTCCTGCTTCAATGAGTCCGTCAGGCCAAATAATTATAGCCGCTGAATTTGGAACTAATCCTCTTCCAACTCTATCCTTCATACTATCACATATTTCAACTTGTTTAGATGTCTCTTCATCAATATTGTCGTATATCTTTTTGTTAAGTTTGTTTGGTGTAAAGTCATTTGGGTCTGCAAACAACTTTACCTCACCATTAATTTTCTTTTTTATTATTTTTATTTTATTTTTTATTTTATTCATCGTCCTATATCCTTTAAGTATTTTTCTTTTGCTTGTTCCCAAGAGATGTTAATCATTCCGGAATAGAATAATTTTTCGGGTTTTATTTTATTTTGTTCCATTAGTTTAGTGTATCGATTTATTGCCTTTCGCTTCCACCAAGTTTCAATGTACTCAACATCTCTTTGATACATTGACCTCATTACTAAGTCTTCTTCTTTTATTTCACTTCTAAGAAATTCTTTTCCATTTTGATATATGTTAGCAAAGTAACAACCTCGTTTAAATCCGTGTTCATACTTTGCTCTTTTGATACCTAACTCTTGATATATCATTTGTATAATTTTTTGTTTGATACCTGTAACTGGTTGTCCGTTTGCTCTTACACCAACTTTACTATCGTATTCTTCTCGTTTATTATCTTTAATCCATTGGTGCCAAGTATCATAAAATTTGTCATCTGGTTTTAAACTAATTTTACCTTTGGTTTCACCGAGAGTTTTCCATTGTGGTATTCCATTATACATTGAGTGGATACCATACAAAGCAGTAGTGGATATACCGACTAATGTTTGTCCATACATTTTTTTCCAAGTATCACGAACTACTTTTGAAGTAACCATTTGTGCAACTAACTTACCACCCAACATATTATATCCAAGTGGTTGAACACAACATATCGTAGTTCCGATAGCAGTATGATTTAGTTTTCCATCTTGGAATTTATTTTCTTTTGTCCAGCCGATTAAAGTATCTCTAACTCCTAAACTCGTTACATCACTTCCTAAACAAATCAAACCTAACACTTTGCCAGATGATTTATCTTTTACATAAAATTTTACATTACGACCTGGATTAGCTGTGAACTCCATTGAGTGAATTAGTCGTCTTGTGATAATCCAATCTTCGTTTGCTTGCGCATTACCTTGTTCAACCGGTTCGACGATTGGTTCTATTGAATTGATTTCTTGAATAGTGAGTTCTTTATTATAGATGTCTGTTGGTGTCCATAAAGTTCTTTCTAATCTATCAATTGTGTCAGCTCTATCCATAAAAAATTGTGGGTCTTTATTAAACTCTTCCCACTTCTTCCACAAAGTAGATTCTTCTACTGACATCTCTTTTAGAAAATCCATATTATCTATGAACTTTTGTTTCTCTGCTTCGTAATTAAACTCTGCTTCACCAAAGAAATTTTCGAAACTCATCTATGTAACCTTTTTATTTTTATTTTCATATAACCCTAATATACAACATTTATTTTGCTTTGTCAAGCTTTTTTTTTAATTTGTAACAAATTTTATATCCTCGTTAAGATTTGCTTTCTTAATTTTAGCTTCTGTGAATTTGTATGGTTTAACTCCTGGACTCTCCAATATATCAATACGATTTACAAATCGTTTGTTCATTGTATCTTTGACTTGATATACTCCGTCCTTTCCGCTTGTTCCACTCAGAACAATGAAATCTCCAAAGTCTAACCAACCACCCCAGCGTTTCAATAGATTACGACTAACTGCAACATAATTATATTCTGATGCCTTGTGTATTGTAATCTTTGTTCCGTCTGCTAATATGTCTGGTGTTGCGTCAGTCTGATGTTTGACTGGATGATACATTGTAACAACTACATCGAGTCCATCTAAACGAACTCCGTTTGATAATTCATCGATTTTTAATTGTAGTCTTACTCTGTCGTCTTCTAAACTATCAATAGTTTCCATATAAAATTCACGATATCCTTTGAACAAGTTTGTCCAAACATATCCATTAAAAATTAATAGCATTAGAAATGCACTTAAAAACATTTGTTTTAAATTCATAGTTTCCGCTCCTTTATTATAATTATTGATTAATTTAGTTTTCTTAAAATTTTTTATCAAAGTGCTCTTCATAAATAAAATCTTTTTTTCTATTACCCTTCATTAGTTTAAAGTCATTTGGAACACCAAATTCATATCCAAATAATTTAACATCTGCTCTAAAATAATGTCCTACTAAAACTATATCATCAATAGTTCTGTAAAAGTCTGTGTAATCATATTGTGGATTTGTATTTAATTTAGGTAAAGGTTCACACGATAGTTTTTCTAAATCGCAAATTTCTTCCCATTGTTCATCAAGTTTTTCAAAGTTCATAACATAGTCAATACTTTCCTCAGCCACAAGAGAATCTTGTTCCATTAACCATTTACATTGTGGCATTGAATCAAAAGTTTGCATATTAAATTGTATGGCACCTTTTCTTAACCAAAGATAAAAAGGAGCGCCCTTTTGGTCGTAACCTTTTTGTTGTCTATATACATAATGACTAACCATTCGTTCCCAAGGATTTCTTACGATTGCAATTTTAATAGCATTATCAAAAATAGGTTCTGGTGTATAAGCTTGTAAAACCGACAATGGATAATGTTTAGTTTTTTTTGGTTCTATTTCTAAAACTTTATTCATACTTGTTCCAGCGTTCTTAGGAATATGAATGAACAATACATTGTGTTTTGCGGAATAATTATACATTACCAACCTTCTTTATTATAAAATCTACCATCTGTTCAGCTATGTTACTTTTTGTATATTTTTCCATACCTTGAAATCCAGGCGCTGAATTAACTTCACATATAACATAACTACCATTATTAAATAACAAGTCCACACCTGCTATATCTAAATTTAATAATCTTGCACACTCACCACCAATCCACTCAATGTCATCATCTATTTGATAAGGGATTGCTTCTCCGCCTCGTGTGATGTTTGCTCTGAAGTCTCCATCAACTGATTGTCTCATCATACAACCTACGACTTTACCATTAACAACTAACACTCTTAAATCTTTTCCTAATGAATCTTCAATACATTCTTGTATAATAATATTATATCTTGAATTAGTTAACTCTGCCATTTTCATTAATTGTCTAAATTGTTTTTTATCATCAACCATAAAAACACCACTACCATATGAACCACTTAAGGTTTTAATTATCAATGGATATTTTAAATTCTTTTCAACCAACTCAATCTTAATTGGATGTTTAACTAACATAGTTTTAGGAACTGGTAGATTTGATTGTCCAAGAATTTGTTGTGAATATAACTTGTCTTTGACGGCGTCTATTGATTCACTACCATTTATCAATACAACACCTAATCTTTCTAAGTGTCTAATGATTGCTTTGATAAAGTATGTGGTTCCACTACCTGTTCTTGGTAATACAAAATCAGGTAATTTTCTTGGTACACCCTCAACCAATATAGACTTTCTATCATCTCTATCGACAAATATATCTACATCTTTTGGATTAACTACACGAACCTTGATATCTTGTTTTTCAAATTCTTCTACGAGTCTTTGAACTTCGTGATTTTCACCTAATTGTTTTTTGTGTATTATCCAACCATTCATTTCATAAATCCTTCAATTGCTAATTCTTTGTGTTTAGCTTCTACCATAATATCTACATTATGTCCATAGGTATTTGGTAGTTGTTTAATTAGGTCTGAATGTGCTTGTGGTCTGATACTTTCATCTAATTGTTCCTTTGAACGAGATTCTGAATAATGAACCACCGGAACGATATCATCAGGCCAAGTAGATATGGCAAGTTCTAACGCTTCTTGTTCCGATAGACCACCAGTGCAAAATCTGTGGTGATGATAGTCAAACACAATAGGTATACCAATTCGTTTATATATTCCATCGTATAACTCCTTTACTGAATACATTGATGC